ACCGCCAAGCCAGTGACCCGATGGTGATGAGTGGCGTTGAGTACAAATGCGAGCAAACCAACTTTGACACGGCGATCACCTATGCCAAGTTGGATTTGTGGGCGAAGTTCCAAGACTTCCAGACCCGCATTCGTAATGCCATCATTAAGCGCCAAGCGCTTGACCGTATCATGATTGGCTTTAACGGTACTCAGCGCGCGAAGACCTCCGACCGGGTGATCCCCTCCTTTTGTGGCTTGAGGATGAGCTGACAATAGCGCGCGGCCGTGGTGATCTGCATTTGCTCAAGCGGGCCGTATGCGCCCCACTTATCACGCTTTTTCCAACTGTGCACGGTCGCGGCTTTCTCACCCAGCATTTCAGCAATGCGAGCGATGCGGTACCCCTGAAAGTAAAGCAACAAGGCTTGTCTGCGGGGATCGAGTTCTTCGGGCGTCGGGGTCATGTTCATGGCACAAGATTACGGCCTTGATCTAAACCTTTCGCTTAGCGCGTTTTGTGTAGTGAACCCCACAAGAGGCGCTGATTGTTCAGCCAATCAGAAACCGCAACCATAAGGCTCCTAGCTGCGAATGAGCGCAGCATTTTATTAATCGGAGCACAGCTATGGCAGTGAAAGCAAAGCGTTTTCGTATTGGTGTGGAAGGTGCCACGTCAGACGGTCGCGAAATCTCCCGTGATTGGCTGGTGCAAATGGCCGCCAGTTATCACCCCGAATTCTATACCGCACAGATTAACCTTGAGCACATCAAGGCTTACGATCCGACCAGTACCTTTAATCGCTATGGTACTGTTACGGCGTTGACCGCAGAAGAAATTAAAGATGGCCCGCTCAAAGGTAAAATGGCGCTCTATGCCGATATTTTGCCAACCGATGCACTGGTTGAGCTGGTCAAAAAAGGTCAAAAGATTTTCACCTCAATGGAAGTGAGTCCGCAATTCGCCGATACCGGAAAAGCCTATCTCTCGGGCCTTGCCGCTACCGATAACCCGGCAAGCCTTGGCACCGAAATGCTGGCCTTTAGTGCCAAAGCCGAGCACAACCCTCTCGCCAATCGTAAGCAGCATAAAGACAACCTCTTTACTGCGGCGGTTGAAACCACAATCGAACTTGAAGAGCTACCGGAAGATAAACCGAGCTTACTAAGCCGTATCACCACGATGTTTGCCAAAAAGCAGAAAAGTGACGATGCGCGCTTTAGCGATGTGCATCAAGCCGTGGAACTGCTGGCAACCGAGCAGCAAGCCTTTAGCCAGCACACCGCACAAACCCTCAGCGAACAAACCAGCGAGCTGCAAGCCCTGAGCGAACAATTTGCGACCCAGCAAACTGCATTTAATGCACTCAAGGCACAGCTTGAGAAAGCCGATTCGCGCAGCGATTACCGCCAACGCGCACCGAGTGGCCAAGTGCCCACCGGAAACCTGACCAATTGCTAACGGAGCGATTACCCCGATGAAAAAGAACACCCGTTTTGCCTTTAATGGCTACCTGACTCAGTTAGCGCGCATCTATAACGTTGAAGTGAATGAGCTGCACAGTAAATTCAGCGTCGAACCGTCGATGGCGCAAACGCTCGAAGACCAAATCCAACAAAGTGCGGCATTTCTAACGCTTATCAACGTGATCGGCGTGACTGACCAATCCGGCCAGCTTTTAGGGCTAGGCGTTGGCAGCACGATTGCGGGCACGACCGACACCTCGACCAAAGACCGCCAAGCCAGTGACCCGATGGTGATGAGTGGCGTTGAGTACAAATGCGAGCAAACCAACTTTGACACGGCGATCACCTATGCCAAGTTGGATTTGTGGGCGAAGTTCCAAGACTTCCAGACCCGCATTCGTAATGCCATCATTAAGCGCCAAGCGCTTGACCGTATCATGATTGGCTTTAACGGTACTCAGCGCGCGAAGACCTCCGACCGGGTGATCCCCTCCTTTTGTGGCTTGAGGATGAGCTGACAATAGCGCGCGGCCGTGGTGATCTGCATTTGCTCAAGCGGGCCGTATGCGCCCCACTTATCACGCTTTTTCCAACTGTGCACGGTCGCGGCTTTCTCACCCAGCATTTCAGCAATGCGAGCGATGCGGTACCCCTGAAAGTAAAGCAACAAGGCTTGTCTGCGGGGATCGAGTTCTTCGGGCGTCGGGGTCATGTTCATGGCACAAGATTACGGCCTTGATCTAAACCTTTCGCTTAGCGCGTTTTGTGTAGTGAACCCCACAAGAGGCGCTGATTGTTCAGCCAATCAGAAACCGCAACCATAAGGCTCCTAGCTGCGAATGAGCGCAGCATTTTATTAATCGGAGCACAGCTATGGCAGTGAAAGCAAAGCGTTTTCGTATTGGTGTGG